CGCCCAGATCATTTTCCATCGATCCATCGTCTAGTCTCCGATTGATAGTAATACTGTCCGTTTTACCATCTTTCTTACTTACTACCATTGTACGCTCATCTTCGCCAATGATGTAGGGCAGCAAATCGTTGACCACACGACCAGCTTGTTCCACAGCTTGGTTCATATTGTCAAAATAGACATAAGCACTCATTGATCCTTCCAGTTTACGTTCACGTCTTGCTTTGCCAGACATATCGCGGCCTTGGAGGGCTTCATTCTCTGAAAACCCAAGGATTTCTCGTATGTCTTGGCCAGCTCGTTGGAAATTTTGCATAATAGCTGGAGAAAGATCCCAAGCAGCCTGTTTTGTGGGCATCTGGCCAGTTTTTGGGTCAGGTTTGGCACGTAAAATTCCCATTTGAAGCTCAGGATTGCGCCAATCTTGTTCATATCCACTGATATTATCTGGCGTTCCCAACCATTGTTCACGCCTACGATTCTTAACTTCTGCTGCGATTTCACTTCCGAAATAATTAACGCATTTTTGAGCATCACGAGCTTCATGGATAAAACTCTTTGTATATTGTCGACCTTCAATATAATAGGAATCACCATCTACGAAAATAAGTGGTAAATATCTTGAAGGCCAATGGGAAAATTCAATGATTTGATTGCGGATCAATCGATAATGCATAATCTCATAATCTTGTGTTTGTCTTTCAGAGATGACCTTAGGCTCTAATTTAGCTATGATCTTTTTCGCTTCTTCAGTATCTGCTACTGCGTCTTTCTGTATTTGAAAATTCTTTTTTAATTCTTCTAATTCCGATTCGTTAACTGTTTTACGTTCTTGCCCAATCTGAACTAAATAAATCTTAATTGAAAACCATTCTTTAACAAAATAATCACAAACTGTAATTGTATCTCTTGTCTGCCATTGGAAATCTAACAACATATAAGGATCAATATAACTCACAGGATTTGTTACATAAGGATAAGTTGCAAAGAATTCATCACGTGAAAATACGTAATATCTAGCACAATAATTTCCATCGCCTTTATGTGGTTTCAAAGCTACCGGATCAAATACCGTTCTAATTGGATCAGGAATAAGCTCATAACGAATCATTTTATTAAATGATTTTGGTGATTCATAATCGAGACAAATTTGAAATGCACCGAAACCCATCATGAGGGCAGACTTAAATGCAGTTTGATAAACAAGATCATTTTGGCTTTGGTAACTTATTGTACGCACCAAATCAGCTCGAAGATTTATTTGTTCTTGAGAAGCTTTGCCAGTCAATGAACGAACGATTAAATCAGGCTTATTCTTCCTCTGTTCACCCGCAATCTTCTTCACAGAATCGTAAAGCTTATTAAACGTCATTGCAGGTTTAAACAAACGCGTGAACTCTGATCTTTCTACTGCTGTCCACTGATCACGAATTGTGAAATTAACATCATCCTTACCACGAACGATATTTTCATTAAAGTATCCATTCCAAATATTAAGATGCTTGCCAGCCTGGTCTAGAACTTCATTCTCATTAATGCCAGCTTTATTAAGCTCATCAATCCGCTTTTCTTCCATCTCATTAATATCTTCAGATGAAAGCTCATTATTTACATCTTCAGGTTCACGCTGCATCTATCTCATTCCTTGAGATTATATTGGGAGGGGACTAGCCAAGTAGAGGAATTGGCGGTTAACTCACGATCAACGCTAGATTTTTACTAGCTCCCGCCTCTAAGAGAACCATACGGAACACCGTACTTTTTATCCCCATAAACTTATGACAATGCTACTAACTGAACTGACCCACCATTCTGTGGTGTGCCATTCGTAAATGCCAATTTATAAATCTGCGTACCATCTGCAGCTGCTAAATGAACAAAATCAGTCGTATAAAGTGCAATGCTATTCATAACTACATAATTATTTAAATAGCCTGCTGCCGTACAAGTAGCTTCTGTATCACTCGAGTGAAGCTTAACTAGTCTTGCAGTAAGATAATTTTCACCTGGAAAATTAGTACGTAATGATATTACTGACATATTGGCGCTCCTTGTCCAAAAAAATAGTATATGACCTTCCACTATCATAATAATATATTATTTATATCTTTTATTTTAGTTATTATATAAGGAAAAACAGGGGATAACATCAGATAATGATTAAAATTCATTAAGATGTAGAATTATTATCCTGTGGATAATATCTATACATAAAGTGGATAACAATATCCCTCTAATTGTTCAACAAATTAATCACAGTATTTGAATATACTTATCCCCAGAAAATGTGGATAAATTAAGGAATTTTGCCGTCTTTATTCCCAACGGACGGCAGACGTTGGTTACAGGACAGGGATGCCCTTGGAATTTGGATTATTTCTTATGCTTTTTTGATTTATGCATTTTTTCAAGCTTAGGAATCATCTTTTTTTCAGCTTTTTCGTGCTTCATTTGTTCTAAATGATGTTGTGCTTTTTCGTGATGATGTTTAGCTTTTTCCATGTGATGATGGGCTTTTTTATGATGCTCTTTCATGATCTCATTCCTTGAGGTTGGTTGAGATTAAAGTATATACAGAAACTATTTTTTTATCATTTTCTTCTTTTTCTTTTTAGGTATTTTTGCACCTGATTCTCGTGCTTCATTGAGAGATGCTGCGATTGCTTGAGCTCTCGGATGACCACTAGCTTCCATTTCTTTTATATTATTTCCAATGATAGCGCGTGATTTCCCTTTCTTTAATGGCATTTCATTCTCCTTTAATCATCATTCTTAACTACCCCGATAATCCGTCGCTCTATAAAACAATTCCTGTTCTTTATTAAAAATATTATTTTTAGCTTCTGGATGTTTATCAATCCATTTAACTTGGTGTTCTATTTGCGGTTTGAATGCTTGGTCGTTTGGGTCAGTCATAAGCTATATCCTTTCTCTTAATCACATATTCCAAATATGCCATTAACAATTCAGTATTCTCAACTATTCTATTTCTCTTACGAGTACAGTCTGGTATATAACGATGCAATCCAGTCAGCACTCTCGTTAATATATTCTCATGGATTTGTCTCACATGCTCACCTGAATTTAATCCATAGAGTTTAGCGATATCATTTAATTTCATTCCAGAATTATATGCGATAGCGATGCGAATATTTCTTATCATATGTTTTGATTGTCGAAGTCTGATATTTGAGAAATTAGGTGGTAATAAAGCCACTTATTCTTTTTCCAATTCATCAGCACATTTCTTACAGTAAACTTTATTATAATGTTTGCATAACTTATCAGGATATTTACACCGATCAATCTTATATAGATTCTGCTCGCCAAATACGCGATCTATAACATTCTTAGCCATCTTATCAAGATCTATCATAAGGTATCCTAAGGTTTATATAATTCTATCCTGATTCACATATAAATCGATCAGATTATGACGTCTATATAAATCAACTTGGTGATGACATCTAAAGATGGCGAATTAGTTAGGTTTAAACAATGCCAAATTATTAGCATTACTTAGAAAAGGATCTATATCATCTTCATCATCATCATCTCTTTCCCATTCTTTTTCTAATTCAACAATTTTATCTTTCATTAGATTAATAGAATTTTGAAAAATCTCTATTAATCTATCTAATCTTTTAAAATCACCACCATCGTAATCATTTATTTCATCTTTAATATTAAATAAAATATTTCTATCATCATTTTTATCATAAAAACATTCATCAGAAAGTCTTAAAGTTAAATCATCTTTATCACGATCAATCAAAGGTATCATTCTATCTAAGAAAAAATATAAATTATTTCCAATAGCTTCCTTAATACAATCAAATATTTTTTCTTGTAAATCTATTTTTGAAATAGCCATTAATTCATCTATTTCTTCAGTGTAAATCATCCAATCTTTAATCATTAATTCGACCACCTCATCACTGTATTTCCCGCAAATGGATCAACCTTCGGCTTCTCTGGTTCTTTAGCTCTAGCAATACTATCTGCTGCAAATTCTAAACATAAATATTGTGTCGCATCACTAATATGAGACGCCATATTCTTATCTGGCACATCTCGATATCTAACTTCGCCAGAGACTGCTAATTGCTTATAAATATAATCTTTAACAAATGCATTATATAATTGCGGACAACCTTTTTTCGAGATAATAAAGGCAGGTTTTCCATCAATTAATTTATTCAAAAAATATCTCACTGAAGCTATGCGACTATCAATCTCATTTGATCGTGCGCCATGCATCTTAATACCTAATGAATTCACTTCAGATATACAACTCATTTCCTCTAATATTTGATCACGAGCATTACCAGAAGGATCACCAACTGCAGTGCCAACTTTACAATAAGGAAAATCTATTTCTAATCCTGGAATCACAATTGATTCAACGAATGATCTCACTCCAATATCAATCCCAACATATTCTTTCAATACTCGAAGTTGTCCACGAGCAGAAAACTGCATCACAACACATGCTGGTGTTAATCCAAAGTCCATACCTAAATGAATAGGTTCACCTTGAATTGCTTCGATGTCACTCACAGAATGTAAATCACTATTAAACTCTGGATAAACAACTTTACCTAATCCAACAACGCCATATTGTCCCAAGCAAAAGACTTTAACAAACTCTTCACTCTGACCACTCGCAAGATTCGTATAATAATTATCTGCAAGATGTTTCGCATTTTCAGCATCAGGATTTGGAACCCATTCTCCATCATCATTCCTAATTAAACCTGGAGGCTGATGAAATATTCTATAACCTTCTACTTCCTTGGTTTCAAAGTCGTCAAAGATCCATGAGGTATTTGAGGGCGGATTAGTATCAGCAATGATTCCACTCCAATGTAGCTCAGGGCAGAAAGATCTCGATGGATATCGTCCATTGACGCGGCCTTTAAAATGGGATAATACATTCTGCGGAAGCTCTGAAAGTTCATTCAAATAGACACCAGTTAATTCTAACGACTTAATCTTTCGAACATCATCAGGTCTATCAAGAGCTATGAATATTAAATCTAATTCAACAATGCCATTGCCATCATTGAATATATGTTCGTAAGTGAGTAATGGTTTCTGACGCTTTCTTATGTCACCCAGATCGCCAAACCAAGTGAGCCAAGTTTGTAAGGTGGTTGAAACAAGTTCACCGCTTGTATTTCTGACGACTGCCCATCTTGCTCGTCTTCTTCCGTTGTGCCACTTTGGCATATGACAAGCTGATCTGACAATATGTTGTATACACGTCGTTGATTTTCCAGAACCATAAGGGCCAATGATGAGATTAACAAAAGAAGTAGTATCGTGAAATAGCTTGCCAGTAGGAGATGGGATGTACACTTTATCCGTATCGCTTGCATGAATTATTGTCCTATCATCCAAGAATGAAATGTGTAACTGCGTCCGTTTGTTATAATTATCCATAAACTGCTCACAGATCTTTAGCATCTCTTTGGTCTTGTCACCGCGTATCAATTTCCTCATTAGATGGTTTTTTCCCAGGCTCTTTAATATGCTCTATCGTAGTCATTCTGTTACCACAGTTACTACATTTTCTTACTCTTCTAATTGTATTTATAGCATTATGACGAGACTTAATTACTCTAGTCTCAGGAGACTTACACCGAGGACAATCCATGTACTCACCATCTTATTTATGACCTAATGTTACATTCATTGCTTCTTTATGATTAACTTTTTCAGCTTCATAATTGCATGGATAAGGATGCTCAGACTTAGCTTTAACAAACTTCTGCGGATAAGGATGACCATGATATCCGCCAGCCATTTCAAGTGATGCAGTATGTAAATCGAATTCTTCTTTCTTCATGATTCATTTCCTTATCCCACGCAGGGTTCTAACAAAATTAGTTTGCTTTCTTAGCTCCGGCTTTGCACTCGTCAATGACTTTGTAAGCTTCGATTGCGGAATCTTCTTTCCCAAATCAACTTGTCTCTTCATCGGATTTATTGTCACTGGACTGATCCTTGTTCAACATAGGCGCTAATTGATTAAATACTATATCTTCCAATTGCTTTTGTGTATCAGATTTTTGCTCAAATTCTTCTTTGAAACAGCGTTCGAGAAGGAATGTAAGCGCACCATAATTGCGAGGACATCCTTTCAATTCCGCCACTATTTCCTTTGAATCAGCATATTTTGCAGCATTATAACGCAACCATAATTGAGAGCATAATGTGTCTTCATCATTGTTAAATTCTTTTTCACCACGAATAAGCCATCGAGATAAATTGTTTTGTGAAACACCTGATAGAACTGATACGGGCTTGATAAAGTAAACATTAGGCACATTAGATACGATGTGATCAATAAGCTTAGGAGTTAAATCCCATAGTCTGCCCCCTTTATTGCGACCTTCTTCATAAGATGTACTCATAGCGCTAACCTGTATGATTTTTACCCAAATCTATCATAAATTCCCAGTCCTGACAATATCTGCCAATTGATGCGCCCTTTCTGGAACTTGTTCTGCCCATTTACTATCAAGCATTTCTTGAGCTGCACGCTCATAATCTTCGGCCTCTAATGCAAGAATCATATTATTAAAATTAAGGAATCCTTGGACGCCTAAATTGAAACACATGTCGATTAATGCAATCTGCCTATTGTCATCCAATCGTCTGAAAAAAAGAAGAAATTGGCTTAATTTCGTATAAAAATACGTAATATCTTCATCCAACAAATATATCGCCTCAGGTACTGATATGCCGCGATCTGTGAGATTTCTTCCAATCCCAATTGTCATATGGCCTGTTGTATCAGAATAAGCGAATTGTTTATAACTTTCATGTTCAGTAAGAAGCTTTTTCAATTTCTGCCTAGATTCTAAATCCATTTAATTTCTCCAAAAAAAAGCCCCTGTGAGAAGGGGCGGAAAAGGAAGGATTGCTAAGATCGAAGATATTCAGTGATGATGATTTTGGCCTCATCAAAACCGTTGGCTATACGAGCATGATAGCCAACTGAGTTAAAATATGCAATCCAGTAAGCTTGGGCATCTGACACCCTTCCTCCCTGCTGCCTTTTAAGCTCAATATAAAGCCCGTGGTACGTTTTTGTCGGGACGGGAATGCACAAGTCAGGGATGCCAGCTTTAACACCCTCCATTTTGAGCATAAAGCCAGCTTTTGATTGCCTAGCGCCGCCATTTGGTATGGCAAAATGCGGAATGTTACTTTTTGTCATCCAAACGACTAATTTTACTTGTTCCTGAAATTCCGTTGGCGTCAAGCGAGCCTTTCTTGTCCTCGGTGACATCCTGTCTCCCATAAAGCTGCGCCATGGCACTGAAGAGATATGCTTTCTTCTTTTTGCCATAGCGCTGCCAATCTAATTCTTTCTCAAAGTCCATTTTGATCATGATTCAGAGTTTCATGTGGAACAAATATTGTCAATTAAGTATTATTCTGCTTCTATTATTTTTTTTATTTGTTCAAATCTACGAGTTGCTTTATCTCCATCTTTTTGAAAATGCTCAGAAAGATCAAAACTATCTTCACCAAGTCCAATAATGTGAATTCCCCATCCTGTCGTATATTTAATAACTACATGCCGAATTTGATCTATTGGAATTAAAATACTATCGCCCAAAGGTGTAATTGTTTCTAAAAACTTCATCTTCAATCTCCTAAAATTTAAAACTCCCTATATACACTCATATAGGCATACAGGCAAACAGACACACATATATATAAATATTCTAGTATATTTATGTATATACGGATGTTTATGTGTTTGCCTGTATATGGGTCATACTGGGGGCAGACAGGCATACTGAATGTATGTTTGCCCTATATGTATGCCTATTAGGGTAAACAAAAAAGGCAAACTAAGATGCGTCAACCACGGGGGCTAAACGCCTGTTTGCCTATATGCCTATGTATGTGTGTATAAGTGATGTTTTTTATATTAATCGATAGACTTTTGCGTTCTTCATTCCGCGTGTTATTTCAATATCATCTTCATAATCTTGCTCAAATTTTTCACTTGCATTGCGAATTGTTTTCTTTTTTATACCATTCTTAATTGCTTCATCCACAATAGCATCATATCTTGATTGACCATTTTTCTTTAAATAGTTTAATATAAATGCAATTCCTTGCTCCAGCTTGCCCCCTTCATACTCGGATTTATTCATGGCTTGTTTAGAATTTATACTTATTTTATGGTCTAACCATTCTAATTTACCTCTTCCTTCATGAGTTACAATGCGATAGGCATACGACATTTCAGTTTCATCATTAGCAATTAAGTTTTGTTTTGCATTACTCATAATTTTAATATTGGGATCATCATGAGACGCTGTAATTAACCAACACATCCTAGGAGTGGTAACCCATGAACTTGCTCCGCTAATTTCATTGATAGCATCAATCAAACCTTTTAAACCACCTGATGCTTGTTTTCTAAGATGTTTATTGAGAATAATGGCGAGATTATATTTTTCAGCCAAATCATTAAGACTTTGAATAAAATTAGCGACTTCAATATTATCCTTATCACGAACTTTTCCTAAAAAATAAGTAACTGGATCGATAACAATAAAAGTAACTTTCTCATTAATTTCTTTTAATTTTAAGATTTTATCTTCAAGAATATATAAATCAGAATCTAATTCGAGAAATCTTTTTTTCTTAGAAACATTTCCAATCTTGGATTTAATGAAATGGATCTTTTCTAAATTAGCATTCATTGCCTTTAATTTCGGTTGCAATTGAGAACGAATATCATCCTCTGCACTCAATAAAATAACATTACCGATTGGAAAATTAACAATTTCTCCGCATATTTTAGCTGTTTCTCCATTAGTCACATGAGAAATAATATTAAGTAATAATAATGATTTACCTATTCCACCGATGCCAGCCAATACTGTACTTGTATGCAATGGAATAACATTTTTCCAGAACCATGCTTGATCACGTCCTACAACTTCTGACATGAGTGACCATTCAGATTCATAAATTTCAGCTTCACCATAGAGAGAAGCGACAGTATTTAATTTCTTCATTGGTTTATCTGGTCTGCGTTCGTTCGACATAACTAAAAATCCTTTTTGTATGAGGTGATTAATAAATTGAAAGAAAGCAATACAACACTATTCGCATCATAGTCGAACAATGATTGAACAATGCTTTCTATGTAGTAATCCATTACTTCGCTAGTTTCTATTAATAGTATCTCACATCCTGCAACTGGCCAGATGTAAGAACGAGCGAAGTGAGTAGGAGGAAGTACTAAAGTGCGTGTTGGACGACAGATAGACGAAGATTTGCCTAAGTCCCAAGCCTTGTCACCACAATAACAATAGACATTGTTATCTGGCTTCTTGTTAGACAGAAGTAGTTGATGTAAGGGCTTGCCATATGGCGGTAGTTTCATTAAAATTTACCCTACTACAGGTTGTTGTTAATGGATTAACTCGAAAAAGGAAGGTTAGCGCCTTCCTTTTTCATTTGTGATAAACATCATATTGCTTTCTTTATAAAATCTCACCATAATTATCTTTCCTTATAGGTAAGTTCATTCATGCGATAGTCAGCCAAAAGGGAGACCGCAAACTCCCTCTTTGGTTTCAAATCTCTAATCTCTCTATCAATTCCTTGATCAATCTCTCGTATTCTTTATGAGTTAATGGCAGCTCTCTTAGTTTTGCCTTTTCTTTTTCATATTCTATCCATTTATTCATGATCAATCCTTGTATCATAATAGAGATACATTTATAATAAGTTATAAATAATAGAATTGATAGATATGTAGTCAAACAAGGGAAAATATGAATATAAAAGATGAAAAGCAACTCGTTGTTTCATTGCCTATTGAGATACACAAAGCATTAAAAAGTATCTGCTGCGATAAAGAAGTAAGCATGTCGGAATTGATTAGAGAGGAGATCCATAAAATCTTAAATAAATATAATAAACCTATTGACTAATAAATATATAAAGTTATAATTAAGGAACTAAGATGAAAGAAGATAAAAAGATTACAGCCAGCGTGTCGCATGAGGTCTGGAAGGCGCTCAAGGTACTTGCAGTGCAGAAGGAAGTTAGTCTGCAACTAGTAGTACAAGATATATTACATAAGAGTATGCAGAAGAAGATAAATACTAATAGTAGTGAGGAGTAAGTAAATGTTTGAAGCCTTTGAATACGTACAAGATGCTCAAAAAGTTGGAATAACTAAAGAGCATGCTGAATTTGATGCTGAACAAATGAATAAATTAGTTAAACGTCTTGTTAGTAAAAAATTTCTAGGATCTAAACTAAAAGAATTAGAAATGAAAATGACAATAAAAGTAGGTGCTATGATGTTTGTTCAAACAGGATTAATTTTAACAATAATAGGATTATTAATTAGAAGATAACGTTAGGTGCGGGAAAGAGGGTGCAACCTCTCCCCCACTATCATTAAAACCTTAAGGAGTGTCTTAAATGATGCGTACCACTATACAACACGTTGTAACAGATAAACAAGGCTCCAGGATGGAAACCTTTGCTCTACACGGATATACCTATTCTCAAAAGATGCATGTGCATGACATTCTGCGTGACCGTGGCCATGTTCAAGAAGGCTGCTTCTATGTGCATGTGAACGACTTAGACATCTATGATAAAAAAACACTTCTATCTTTTGTGACTGACGACTTTGAGTATGAAGATGCATTGAAATCCCCTACTAAGTTTGAAGCATACTGGAAAGAATACAAATCATTGATAGAACAATTACTTTTCGAAGAAGGTGAAGAAGCCTATCAAGATGTTATGGAAGACGCAGTTAATTATTACGATGAATAGATGAATGCTCAGGAGGTACTTGTTAGTACCTCCGAAGGATTTATCTACGCACTTAACTGGGCATAATATTTAGGAGTATTTAACATGGCTTTAAAAGCAAAAAAACCAGCAATGATTGAACAACGTTTGAAAGCATTCTTTTATGGTGCGCCAGGTGTTGGTAAAACAATGGCAGCAATACAATTTCCAAAACCTTATATCATTGACACTGAAGGAAGCACTAACAAACCTCAGTATGTCAGACAGATAGATAAGGTTGGTGGTGTAGTCTTGATGACTGTGGACTTTGATGAAATGGTTGCAGAAATTAAAGAACTATTAACTGCTAAGCATGATTACAAAACATTAGTTATTGATAGCCTCACTCTTTTATATACTGACTTGCTTGAAAAAGCAGAGAAGAAAGTAGGTACTGAATTTGGTAGGCATTTTGGTTTGGCTAACAAAAGTATGAAGCAACTATTAAATCTTTTGTTCAGACTAGATATGAATGTGATTATTACTGCACATAGTAAAAATGAATATGGTGCTAATCTTTCTGTTCTTGGTCAGACATTTGATTGTTATAAAAAGTTGGACTATCTTTTTGACCTAGTCTTTGAGATACAAGAACGTGGTGACAAACGTGTAGGTATTGTGAAGAAATCTCGTATTGAAACATTTCCAAAGATGGAAACATTTCCTTTTGATTACGAGGAAATATCGAAACGTTATGGCAAGACAATAATAGAAAAGGACGCAGTACCTCAAGAGTTAGCAACTAGCGAACAAGTGAAAGAGTTGGTTCGTTTAATAGAATTACTCAAAACACCTGAAGAAACTTATAACAAATGGAAATCAAAAGCATCAGCAGAAGAATGGAGCGAAATGCCAAAAGACGCAATTGAAAAATGCATACAATATCTTAAATCAACTATCCAAGGAGAAGCAGCATGAACAGTTTATACAAACCGTTGAACGAACATGAAGTGATGCAAGCAAGATTTAATCTATTACCAGAAGGTGAATATGACGGCGTAGTGGTAAATGCAATGGAGAGAACATCAACCACTGGTAATGTCATGGCAGACATGCAGGTTAAAATCTTTGATAAGGATGGTAATAGTCATGACCTTAGAGACTTCTTAGTGTTTACCAACAAGATGCTCTGGAAGATAAAGCATTTTTGTGATTCTGCTGGCTTACAAAAAATGTATGAAGAAGGATTGTTCACACCCGACAATGCTAACAATCAGCATATCCGTGCATTGGTTGGCATTAAGTTAGGTGAGATGATACCTCATGACAAACTAGGTACCAGACCTGCTGGAACATGTTATCCAGATAAGAATATTATTATTGATTATGTTGTTGCACCAATGCCAATGACTCCAGCTTTAAATGATTTTATAAATGATCCTATTCCATTTTAATTTCAAGGATGTTTTATAGAGGTTAATAAAATGATAAGTGCTATTATAGCAGCAATTTTAGCAGCAGCTTTTTCAATATATTTTGATTTTACAACATTTCAATACATAGTTTGTTATTGTTTATTTTTAATATTTTTAAATACTAATTCTATTTTATGTGAATTAAAGGAATAAATATGAACTTTGAAGATGCTTTTACACAACTCATGTGCCACAAGAAAATTAGACGTAAGAAGTGGGAACCTCTTATGCACATGAAGATAGATAAGTTTGAGATTAGAACATACAAAGGCGAATCATTTGGATTGCATTCTGGTGCCGAGATCTTATTAACCAAAGACTGGTATGTAATTGGTGAAGAAGAACCTAAATATACCTTTGTAGAAGCTCTTCCAGAATTGAAGAAAAAGAAAATGCTTACAAATGAATCTTTAGATGGTGGTTATATCTTTATAGACAATGGGCATCTTGCTATATGCAAACCTGTAGAATATGAATTTATGCCAACATTTGAAGATATGACCTCACTAGATTGGGAGACAATGAAATGAACGACAACAAACCAACTAACATTGAGTTGATTGACAAAGGTATTCAATTTTTAGATGATGCGCTGAAACATTTCTCTGAAGTACAAGATTGTCAGCAAAGTGATGCTATTGCTAGAGTGATCCATGGTGTGATAGCGGTGGCACAAACGATTGCTGCGCTGAAGATAATTAAGTGAGAAGGTATGTACTTTATATTATTTATGTCGTTATCCATGGTGGTAACGACTTACCTTTGTATGTGCTTCTTCAAAGGTATAGATGAAGAATGTGATATGTGTGGAAGTCTAATCATTAGAACTAAAAACTACTGTGATAAATGTATAGGGATTTAAAATGGAATTAAAAATAAATATCAATAAAATTATCACTTCAATGGAAGAGCAATCTAATTCAATTAATGAAGCATTGAACAGAATTATGGATTTTATTTCTGATCAATTTGAAATATTAAAAAATGAAAACATACCTGCAGAAGTGTTACCGGGAATTGTTTCTGTCTTAACAATGAATTTAATTAGTCTTATTCATAATGAAGAAACAGGATTAGTAGGTGAAGTAGGAATAACTTTTGATATCATCAGAAGATTAGCTGAAAAACAAGAAGAAAATATTGAAACATATTTTAATAAAAAAATGAGTAATTAATAATGGTTCATTTTAATTGTGAAGGTGGAGTTCCAGAAGTGAATAAAGAAGAAAATGAATTTAGTTCAAAGTCTATAGATCAATTATTTATTATTAAAGAGAATTTCACTTCCTATCAAAGAGGTGCAATTGATACTTGGAATGTAATAAGTGAATTTATAAATAATACTCAAAAAGATATATTAAAAATGCTTGAAGATAGACTTATAACTATCAATGAAGAGTTAGATAAAAAGTTAGGAAAAGATCAGGAAGATGGCGCATGATAAATTATCAATATTTCATGATTTGCGGATTTCTATCTCTTATTTGTGCGTATACATCTCCCTATAAGTCTCCATCAACAATCCATGCACTATGTGCAATATTTTTATTTATATGTTCAATTATATTTTCAATTGTTTATATGGTGAATAAATGAAGGTGAATAATGAAAGTAACAGTTAAAGAAAAATCCATTGATAAAGAATATCCGTGGATTGGGATTTCAAATCAAGGAAATATTATTCTATTTACCAAATCTGGAACTGGAATAAGTTTATCTTCTGCGTATGCCGATGGTAGTTATACTGAGGGATGGCAAGAAAATCTTTTCAAGCCTTTTCACGGCGAAATAACATTGAGTAATTCGTGATGAGCCTAGAACCATGCAAACTATGTAATCAAGATTCAACACCGTGGGTTCATATTAATGGGCATATCTGTGAGGATTGTTATATTAGACCAAAGTGGATTGATTTTACCAAGCAGAAACCAGAACATGATGGTAGATATCTCGTATCAGAAATGCATATGTACCAATGGGTTGGAATATCATCGATGCGTAATGGTAAGTTTGATATGGAAATAACTCACTGGATGGAATTGCCTGCTAAGCCTGAGATATTGTAATGGATCAAGAAAGTGAGATTGTAAAGATTTGTAAGAAGCATGGTGAGCTTACGATAGAGAATACATATCTCGTTAAAAAAACTATCATGTGTAAGATTTGTAAAAGAGGATATAGAAATGATTGGGAAAAATTAAATCCAGAAAAAGTCAAATTAAGAGAACAGAAAAATAGAGAAAAAAGATTAATAGAATTAGAAAATGGTACTTTATCAAAAGTATGCAAACATCATGGCGAATTACCTATTGATAAAATTAGGATTAATGCACGTGGCGAGAAAATATGTCGTATTTGTTCTAATGAACAAACCTATAAATCACACAACAATAATCCTAATTATAAAAAACGGCAAAAAGAATGGCTTAATTCTGATATAGAAAGGAAAAGAAAATATTGGGAAAATTATAAACCTAAAAGAAGAATTAATAATCGTCGAATTTATCATGAATTAAAAATTACTAATCCTGAAAAGCATAAATATTTAGAGAGTTTAAAAAATAAATATGCTAGAAAAGCATCTGAAGAATTAAGTAATGCTTATGTTGCTAGTTTACTTAAAACTATTCGATATGGAGGAAGAAAAAATAGAAAATATGA